AATTCATTAAATGCGGTTTCAAATTCGGTACCTGAATTATCTTTAGTATCCGCTTTACTACCACTATTTGCGGGAGTATTATTTTGTGTTGTAACTAATCCGCCCGAATTATCTTTAGGTATAGATTGATTAACCCCCTCTAACTCTTCTTTGGTTAATTGTGGGTTATTTAAAATTTCTTGATAGGTATACAAATCCTTTGTTGGTATTGTATTAAACTTAAGTCCTAATTGATAAATATCATACTTAACACATCCCGCAAAGAACGAATCAATAATTGAATTTAACTTTTCTTTACTTTGCCCTTTTAATTGTTTTTCAACAATAACATTCATAACTGAGGGGTGGTCAACAATAATTTTCCAAGAAAGTGTTCCTGTTCTACTAGTGTCTTTATAAGTATAAATTGGCTCAGGTCTACCTAAGAATGATTGTGAATTCCAATTCGCAGAACTTTGGTCTGAGAATTTTAAATCATAAGGCGGGAACCACATAACTCTACCCCCATTAGGTCCTTTCTCACATGTTGGTAATTCATCATATGTATATCCAGGTCTACTAGAGGTTCTCCAAGCTAAATTCTCAATAGAGAACATGTATTTTTTAGCAACCATTTTACCTTGGTTATTCATTTGAATGTTAGTAGAACCAGGGTTTTTAAGTGGTGCGATGTTTAAGTTGTATGTGTTATCAAATACAGAATTACTAAAACGTCTACCCGAAGTTGTAATACCGTCAGTTTTTTGTAAATCGGCATAAGTGTAATAAGGAGTATCCTTAGTGAATACACGGCAATATTCAATCCCTTTTTCAGCCCCTGTGGTAAAATCAGTATATGATAATACTTGAGAACCTTTAGTAATTTCTTTATACCCATCATGGAATACTTTACTAACTTGATTCATCGCATTACCAACATGTTTCAAACGAGAAATACCCGTAACATTATCGGCAGAATTAATTAACCTTTGTGTTTGGTCTAAAATTGAAGAGTCCTTAAAGGTTATGTTTGTTGACTCGTCTCTTGTATAATAACTACTAACTTGGTTAAACTCGGGGTCTAAACTACCCGCACCTCCACCAGGAGTCGCTTTAAATCCTGCGTTACCTTTATACTTAGGTGATGTCCAAACAAATTGACCATCAATACCACCACCATCACTTAATGGTTTTGCGGCAAGACCAAAATTTAAAACTTCATTATTACCCTCATATAGAATCGCAAGTTCTGAAGGACCATAAACAGGTGCTGGGTCCTGTTGTCCAAAGACATTAATTGGTATTTGATTTGGGGGAGATGTTATTGTTGATGGCTCAGCATTTCTACTACCAACATAATAACCACCAACTAAGGTACCATTATCAGGATTAATTAAATTAACCGCTAAGTTAACTAAACCTTGAGCAATACCCAATAATCCACCATATTGATTTTTATAATCAGGTTGATATCTATTATAATCAATATTACGAAATAATACCGACCTTTGACCGTTACCTGTATTGGCCAAAAATAATTCAGACGCACTTCTAGACGTGTTTAGTATCGGACCTAAAAACCCTCCTGTTAGTTGATTTATAACATTTAAAGCGTTTGATGTTTGTTGTGACAAAAATCCTGGCTTGTGTTGTTGAGTAAAATAATCACCAGGAATCAAAGAAACAGGCCAATATGCACTCGCTAATCTACTCGCCAAATCAAACGCGGCAACAATAGGATTTTCAGGAACCGTAATTCGATAATTTCTATAAACTAACGGTTCTTGTCCTGTTGCAATTAATGCGGCCTCAAAAGGGTCACTTAAAGAATCTAAATTAACTTGTCCAACTGTATTTTGGAATACCTCGGCAGCAATTCTTTGTTGAAACAAATAATTAAGTTGTTCCGCACCAATTTTTGCAATATAAGAATCTTGTGATAAAGAGCCATCAGTTCCATTCGGATTATCAGAAAATAATATACTGTACGGGGTATAAGAAGACGGTACAAATGTTGGGGGATTCCAATAAGGCTGATAAATTTTATTATTGTTTTGGATGTCCGTAACAATAACCATATCGTTAAATCCTCCTGAAGGACCATATCTATTTTCAATATAAGCAGCATCAATATAGAACTCATTAACTAAGTCTAATACCGTATCTGTTGGACTATATTCCCCTTGATTAGAGTTAACAGGTAATGGAGGTCCATTGTACGTAATTGTGGTGTTAAACCCACCATTAGGCCCGTATTCATTTAATGGGTATAGTGTCGCAGCAAATGGGGTGTCAGCAATTAAAACGTCTGGCGAATCGATAACATTACTTATTGATTGTTGTACTTCATAAGTAATAGGACCTGAGGGTGGCGTATAAACTCCTGGCACATCATATGGGTCCAAATTTTTGGCTAATAAGGTGTTTCTAAATGACGAACTGTTAACAAACGATAATGTGCTATTTGGCATTTTCTATACTTTTATTATAAATAGATATCATGTTTATTTTTATACCCTCATACTCGCCATTTCCATCAATTGTGCCTGATTAGAAGTTGGTGAGGTTAACCCATTATTGTATCGACCTTTAGTAACCGCAGTAACCATAGCTTCTTTAACTCCTGAGTTTTCAAACGCCAACATAAGTTGAGCGGTGTCAATATTTGGTGGTGCGGTTATGTTTAAATTAATATTAACAGGCCCCGATTCAGTCATTCTTGGTGAAGGCGTGTCATTTATATTATTTTCATTTCTATTATTAGACCCCGCTAACGCCGACAAAACTTCTTTACCTTTAGTGAATGATGCCAAAGTATCTTCAGGTAAAAATTGAACGTTTTGTCCTGGTAATTTCAACATATCTTTTGCAACTGTTGTTGAAGTCGTTTCGGGGGTTGCGGTGGTTTTTGTTGGTATTTTTTCAACCTTCATAAAAGTCTCCCCTAGTTTCTTACCACCATTTTGTAATATCTCAAGAAAAATGTTTTGTTCTTTTGCCAAATTTGAGGCAGCAACCGCCCCTTTATCTAACGCTTCAGCATAAGCCCCTTTCATAAAATTAGCGGTACTCTCCATACTTCCTTTAACAACATTAAAGGTTTCACTCATAGACCCCTCACCTTTAAATAATTTGTTAATTGAACCTAAAACTTCTTCCGCTCCTGTACCTAAACCACTTCTAAGATTTCTACTACTTAATTTATCTCCTGATAACGATTCGGCGGCAGCATCATATAATAGTTTTGGGGCCTCTAAGGCCTGATTGGCAACTTTAGTTCCCGCTAACGCTCGACCTGTTCTATTTGACATTGATTTTAAAGATGCGTCCATAGATTTCGAAATTGTTAGTTGGTCTTTGGCTAACTCTTCCATACTTTTAGGTTGAGCCATTTCTTTAAGAGCTTTCATTTGGTCAGGGTCTTTTTGTAATTCCGAAATCGCTTCAGTAATACCCAACTCTTTTCCTCCTAATTGGATTTTATATTCACCTCCAGCCCCCATTTCTGCCATACCAGCAATTAATCCTTTTTCTTCTTCAGTAAAACTTGATGGAAATTTAATTTTCTGCATCTTATCGGCAACCTCAGCACTTGACAACGCCATTTTAGATAATTCCCCCCTACTCATACCCATGGCTTTCTCAACCTCCATTAACTGTCTCTTAGCCCCTGGCATAATCTCAAACTTACCATCTTCACCTAATTGAACAAATTGTTCACTCATTTTTGAGATTTGGTTTTGGAGTTCTGCGGGGTCATTTTGAGCCATATCCATTAAACGTAATGGGTCTAATAGTTCTGAATTCGCAACACCTAATCTTTGCATTGATGCCGCCAATTCAATCGCCTTATCAGGACTAAATAATTCATCAGCTAATTTAAGAGTACTATTCATATCAACTCTTAGTAATGAGGCTTGAGCCGCCATCTTGGCTAATCCTGAGACACCACCCGCAAAATTAAATTGATTTAATGCGGTCATGTTTGAAAGGACTTCTTTACTAACCGCTTGAGCATTAACCCCCGATTCTCTTGCAATGTTAACAACTTTACTCATTTCACCAGTAACTTGGTAAACTGACATACCAGCATCCTTAAAATTAGTAACAAGTTCTTTTGCGTTTTGACCCGTTACTTCTGAAGTGGCGTATATATCTTTATAGGAACTTGAGGTTAGTATTAAATTTCGACCTAATGATTCTGCAACATCTTTTTGAATACTAACAATGTCGTCAAAACTACCCCCCATTCTCTCTACTTCAGAGGCGGCGTCTGCCATAGCGGCCTTTAAGTTAACAATGTTTTCACGACCTTGTCCAAAAGATTTTACAATTGTTGTCGCTTTATCGTCAATTTCTTGAATTACCTTAGCGATATCTCCCGCACGTAAATTAGTTGCCAAAGCATCGGTAATTTTTCCAACACTTTGTTCGAGTGCTCCTTGGACTTTACTTAAAAAGTCTCCACCAGGTTCGTTAGTAGTTTCTGCCATAGGTTAAGTATTATATATGTATAAATACACCAAAAACAATTTTACTATTATGTTTTTGGCGTATTGTCCTCAATAATTCTGTCGATGAGGTACTTTCTCATATAAGTTGGCATGATGTGAAATTCGGTGTAAGATAACCTAATAAATCTCGCCAAAAAATAATACTCTTCGATTAAAAGTTGTTTGTGATTAGAAGAAAGGCCGAAAAAACTCCACCCCAAAGGTAATCTCGAAAGTTACCAAGTCTCCTGAAGGGGCTTTTACTGTTTTTGTTAAATCTAATGAAGGTTGATTTTCTCTAATGAAATTACGGATATATTTGGAATCCATAATTGGCATTGTGTTAATGAAATTTGCAATCTGTTCTTTGGAATCGTTTCCATTAATTTCAACAATTTGTTTTGCTAATCTCCAAGTAATAGTTGGTGCGGTTCTACCTGCGGGGTATTGCTCAGCCATTTTACTGATTTCAGTTGTTTCTGCAAAACTCAATGGTTTTAATTTAACACTAACCCCTGATTTTGGTAATGTTGTTGTAAAAAAACCATTTTCATCAGGTTGGTGTTGTGTTTTCTTAATATTTAACTCATCTAACACAACTGTATGTGTAAATGGTTTTCCTGTTTGTGAGTCTGTAACTGACACTTTATATTCAGGACCAAATGAAGTGTTACGTAAGAAAATAAGTACCGCCTCAATATCCCCATCCAATAGCTCTTCAGGTCTTAAATCATGTTCATAGATTTTACTACGTAATAATGTCATAATGATATTATCACTACTCATTTGTGACGCACCCATTAAGGCGTTTTCGTCATTTGCGGTTAAGTAACCGACTTTTATTGCTTTCTTTTTTGATTTATAAAATACACCACCTGAAGGTAGTTGTACTATATCGTGAGGTAAGTTAAAACTCTCCGTTCCTGCGTCAATGATACTTTGGTCCATATTGTTTGTCTTTTATAATAAAATATAAAGTAATTTCTTTTTTTTTAAATAGAAACAAAAAAAATCCACATACCTAAGCATGTGGATTTAAATATATTTTGACTGAAATATTTTTTATTGTAATTTTAGTAAACTAAGATACAACGGTCCATACGTAATGTTGCCGTAATACTCGCTAAAGCATCTGTATTATAAGCCAATGAATCGAAGTTAACATCCGATAAGAATGTTCCCTCTAAAATCCATTTCTCAACAACAACACCAGTTGGGTCTAACATTTCTAAATCGACATTCTTTTTGTATCCCGCAGCATAACCCATACGACCTGTTACAGACTCGGCACATAGACGTACCCACTCCATAAGAGCTTGAGATGCGGACGGACCAATAGGGTCACGGAATTTAACGTTAATAGTTCCCCAAGTAAAACGACCAGCAACGTAAGTTGAAGTGTTTAGGAAGGGAATCTCAACAGGGTTTATAGTTATATGTGGTCTTGCCGTAGATTCAACGAACCATTCGTTAATACCCAATGTTGTTGGGAAACGAAGAATGAACCTGTTTTGTCTTTTAGGTTCATAAGGTATCGGCATTTTCATCAATAAATCAGCCATTTTCTTTCTTTTTTGTTATTTTGTGTTTATTTTGTTTTTTATAAATATCTCCAAATAAATTTTTTCTCTTTACTTTCAAGATTTAAAAAATTATTCTTAGCATATAAGTATCTAGTTTTATTTATTAATATTCTTTTTTAATTCCTCCTGCAGTAGAATAAGTCTTAATTATATTATCTGGTTCTTTTTCAAAATGACTTTTAACTTTTTCTACATTTCTTAAATCATCATCTGAAAAACCAATTGTAGGTAAGAAATTATTAGTTATTTTATTCTTTAAATACGCTTTCTTCTTAATTTGAGTTGAAACTTCTTTAATATATTGAACAAATTCTTTTAAGGCTTTAATTTTACCTTCCTCGGGATTTGTTGCCGAACCTTCCCCATAACTTACAGGATAAAATCTACAAAGGTCTAAATATTGACGTATAATTTCACGTTTACTTAATTGACCCTCATCAGCAATGTGACGAAACTTTTCTAAATTTTTAACTAACTCATCTGAGTTAATCCCGTTTTTATTTGAAACAATTAAATTGTACACCGCCTCTTTAATTACCGAAGGGGTATGACCTCTAGCGGTAACGATAGAAAAAATCGACCCATTATTTAATGCTTCTACAAAGTCAGGCCAAGCCGCACTTGGTTTTGCTAACATAGAGTCAACAATAAATTGTTTGTCACCCGCAACACCAAAAAATTTAAATGGTTCATCACTAAAACCTACAATAGTATGTCCTTCATATTCAAAAGGTTCTTTACCTATGTCGGTTCTATATTCCGCAAAATCCTCAGTTGACATACCAACATCATTACCTTCTTCATCTTTTAAGATAATCTTAGTTGGCATTGTCATTATGTTGTCGTCCCAATCGAATGAATAGTATTTCATGTCAGGTGTTCCTGCTTCATCAATACCTTCTATAATCATTTTTTTATTTATCATTGTTATTATTTGGCTAAAAACAAGCCGACATTACATCGGCTTGTTTATTTTTTATTTTAGATATTCTCGAAAGACGCCCCTGTTGGAGTGATATAGAACGTGATGTCTATAAATTCTAACGATTTTGTAGGTTTAACATAGATTTTACCCGTCATTTGGTTTCTGTCTAAGTCAGCCGCGTCTGAAGAAACTGTTACACGGAAATCGTATAAACCTCTGTCTCTTCTGATTGCGTCTAAGATAGGGTTAACCGCATCTAAGAAATCTTGTCTTACTTTTTGGTCGTTTTGTTCAAACAGTAATCTTACAGATACCGCAGAAATCAATTTACGAGCTTGAAGTAATAATCTTCTTACGTTAATTCTATCAAGAGCCGATTGTCTAATTTGTAAAGTTTTGTTACCCCAAATTACGGTTCCAACATCAGAGAAGGTTGCGATTGGGTTAAGACGACCTTGATATAATGTGTCTCTATCCTCTTGTGTTAACTTCTTACGTGCTTTAATAGCGTTTACTATACCTCTTGTGTAACCCGCCGC